TGCTGATAATAATCTAGCAAACAAATGGTTACCAGATCCTTGAGGACCAGCAACAATCAATAATTTTTTCATAGGTAGTACTACGGGCAATGACATGGTTTATCTCCACAGCAGGGAAGGTAATCGCTTGGTTCCTCATAATTTTCTTTGTTAGGATTTGTTTGAAAAGGAACTCCAGTTTTGTTACCGTCGTCTAGAATGTTATGTTTTATATAATTGATATATTTTGAATTAGCATCTTGTTCTAGTATGTCGTTTACTCTTTCATCATACCATGCTATTGGGAATCCGAGATCCAATGACTTTAGGTATTCTTGTTTATAAAGATATAATAATTCGTAACTGAGGTAGATTGGTTTATCAAAACCAGGTAATTGATCAAGGAAGTGCCTAGTAGTAGGTTCTTCTCGTATCCTTTGTTGCTGATTCTTGAGTATCGTTTGATCCCTGCCTATGACAAGAACCTTAGTATCAAGACCCGCTAGTTGGGCATTTGTGCAAAACTGCACCACGTTTGGACACCATTTTGTCCCTTTACTTTCTATGCCAAGTGGGATACTTATAGAGGTAAAGTAATATTGACTTTGCGACCAGTCAAATTTATGCAGAGTGGACGGATCCTTCCAATACTCAGCAAAGGGTTCTGAAAAACGATGAGCTTCCCAATAATTATCAAGAAGACTCTTCCAACCAAAAACATCCTCGTGCAATGAGAAAATTTTAGACCAGAGGTGGTTGCCCGAACCTTGCGGTCCCGTTAAAACAGCGAGAGTTTTTGTCATCATAATCAGCTACCTAATCTAATTATAACATAAATATCTTCGACAGTAGATACTGTTTTTATAGGTACATACCAGAATGGCAAATCCAAAGATAAAAATAAAACGATCTAGTGTCGTTGGCAAAGTTCCGCATTACCCGAATACACTAGATTTGGGAGAATTTGCAATCAATACTGCAGACGGTAAAGTATTCATTGCAGCAGGTCAGGCAGGTGTTGGAGTTGGTACAACAGTAAGAGAAGTTGGTTTATCAACTGAAAACGTATTAGCACAAAGTTTACAAGTAGATGGTAATACAGATTTAAATGGTAACTTAGATTTATCTGGATATCTTGATGTTGATGGTCATACAAATTTAGATAACGTTAGTGTTTCTGGCATCACGACGTTTGGTGGAGCAGTAACAGGTAGTGGTGGATTTATTGGTAACCTTACTGGTAATGTTACTGGTAACATATCAGGTGAACTAACTGCTGATACTATTCTGTCATCAGGTATAGTAACTGCTACATCATTTTTTACAGGTGCAGAAGGTTCTGCAATAAGAATAACAAGTAATACAATATCAGGACCAGCAACTATAACTCTTGACCCTGCTGCTGTAGGAGACAATACGGGTAGTGTTGTAATTGCAGGTAATCTACAAGTTGATGGTACGACTACAACTATAAATTCTACTGTTGTCAACATTGACGATAAGAATATACAGGTTGCTACAGGTGCTGCTAACGATGCTGCTGCTGATGGTGCTGGTATAACTATTGACTCTGGAGATGGAGATAAGTCTTGGCAATTTGAAGCAACTGGTGATAACTTTGGATCTTCTGAGAATATAAACGTAGCATCAAGTAAAGTTTATAAGATAAACAATACTACGGTTCTTGGTGCTGACAGTCTTGGTGCTGGTGTCATCAACTCTTCCTTAACAAGTTTAGGCACAATAGGATCATTAGTTGCTACCACTGCAGATATCAATGGTGGTACAATTGATAACTCAACTATTGGAGGCACTACCCCTGCTGTTGGTACATTTACTAACGTTACTGCCAATGGCGTTCTAGACGTAGATGGACACACTAATCTAGACAATGTAAGTATATCAGGTGTAACTACAACTACAGGTGCTATCACTGCTTCTGGTGGTGTTGTTGGTGATATAACAGGTAACGTTACTGGTAACCTAACTGGTACAGCTGATCTAGCAACTTCTGTAACTGTTACGGCAAATGATAGTGAGAACAATAGTTTATTTCCAGTATTTGTTGATGGTGCTTCTGGATCTCAAGGTGTTGAGACAGACTCAGGATTTACTTACAATCCTAGTCAAGGAAACTTAAGTGCTACTACATTTACAGGTAACTTAGTTGGTAATGTTACAGGTGATGTAACAGGAAATACCTCTGGCACTGCTGGTGGATTGACTGGAACTCCCGATATAACAGTAAGAAATATTACGGGTGTTGCTGCCACATTCACAGGCAATGTAACTATTGGTGGTGTATTGACGTATGAAGACGTAACAAATATTGATTCTATTGGTGTTGTTACGGCAAGAACAGATATCACTGCAGGTAGAAATCTCAACGTTGCTGGTATTGCAACTGTTGTAGGAGATGTTTACCTAGGCGGTAAACTATTTGACGGTGATGATGCGTTTGGAACATCAGGTCAAGTTCTTTCATCTGATGGAACAGACACTAGATGGGTCAACAGTGGAAGTCTTACTGCTGGTGCTGCATCATTAGTAGGTGTTACTGCCGTAACTGATAATTCAACACACTTCCTTACCTTTGTTGATACATCATCTGGTAATGAAGCAATCAAAGTTGATACTGGACTTACATACAACCCAAGCACTAATCAATTAGTTCTTGCAGGTCTAAACTTCCCTACGTCTGACGGAAGTGCAGATCAAGTTTTATCCACGGATGGTTCGGGTACGCTCTCGTTCCAAACAGTTGCTGCAAGTTCTGGTGCTGCTACAAGTATATCTGAAAGTACTACAACTGCTACTGCAGGTCAAACTGCATTTACTGCACCAAATGTATTTGACGATGGATCACAAGCAAAAACATTCCCAGTATCAGTATTCATCAATGGTGTAAGACAAAGAGTTGGAGCTGCAACTTCTAATGACTTCCAGTTATCTGCACCACAGACAGTAAATCTAAATGCACAGTCTGCTGCAGTTGCTGGTGATAGAGTAACAGTTCAAGTTGGTTTTGGACACACTATTAGTGAAGAGTATTTCACTGCTACACAAGATCAAACTTCATTCCAAACAACTTCATCAACACCAGGTGCAATCAAAGAAAAAATTCACGTTTATTTGAATGGTATTTTACTAAAAAGAGGAACTGATTATACTGCAGGTTCTCCTATAACTCTTGGTGAAGGTGCAGATGTAGGAGATGAAGTATCTCTAGTTTCTGATGCAGGTGAAGATGTGTTTACTGCTACTGCAGGTCAAACATTATTCACCCCAAATGATAATGATACCACTCCTGAAAACATTCAAGTTTATCATAATGGTGTAAGATTAGAACTTACTCAAGACTATACCAAAGGTAGTCCACAAGTTACAATCATCAATCCTGCAACAGGATTAGATGCTGGTGACGAATTAGATGTTGTTATCACACGATAAATAGAACATGGCACAACCTAATACTAGACAAGGACTAATAGATTACGGAAAGAGACAATTGGGTGCTCCCGTATTAGAGGTCAATATTGCTGAAGAGCAGTATGATGATCTGATTGATGATGCCATTCAAATGTTTCACAACCGTCACATGGATGGTGTGGAAAAGATGTATTTGAAGCATAAGATAACTGAGGATTTTACTGATACTGTACAGGCAAGTGGTCAAGATGGAGCAGAGACTTCTCTTGGTATAACAACAACTACTAGTCCCACCGTAAATATAACTGGTATAGGTAATACTACATTCTCATTTGAAGAAACACAAAATTACATACAAGTACCAGATGCTGTAATTGGTATTGAGAAAGTTTGGAAAGTTGATAGTCGTGCAATAGCATCTAACATGTTCAACTTGACATATCAAATATTTTTGAATGAGATATATTATTTCAGTTCTATGGAACTGCTAAGTTACACACAAACAAAAAGATATCTAGAGGATATTGATTTCATATTACATCCTGACAAGCAAATAAGATTTAACAGAAGGCAAAATAGATTGTATATTGATTCTGATTATTCAAGTATGAAAAAAGATGATTACTTAATCATTGAATGTTATAGAACACTTGATCCCAATGATTTTACCAAGGTTTATAATGATCCATTTTTGAAAAGATATTTTACTGCATTGTTGAAAAAACAATGGGGTATGAACTTGATCAAGTATCAAGGTGTAAAATTGCCTGGTGGTGTAGAACTCAACGGTAGGCAAATTTATGATGACGGTGTTGCTGAAATAACAGCACTGGAAGAAAAAATGAGTTCTACTTACGAACTACCAGTAATGGACATGATAGGCTAATGAAAACCTTCAGACAATTTATGGAAGATGCAAGGAACAAAATCGTTCCCTTAGATCCATACATGACAGTGCCTTCAGACAAAGGTAGACTTAAATTAATAAAGAAATATATTCCACCTATATGGGATGATCCTCTTGCTAAGGTAAACAAGAAAAAGGATAAAGTGGTAGCATGATAACATGGCACTAAACCCGTTTTTTCTACAAGGCAGTATAGGTGAACAAAACCTAGTTCAGGATCTAGTGAATGAACATATAAAGATGCATGGCATCGAGTTCATTTATATGCCAAGAGTATACGTTACATCTAAAGAGGTGATGCGTGAAGTTGTTGATTCTAAATTTGATAGATCCTTTCCTATAGAAGGTTATATAGAATCATATGAAGGTTTTGATTCTGGGTATAATTTACTTACAAAATTTGGTGTAAGATCAACAGCCCAGATGGATGTGATTATCTCACAAGAATCATATACAAACGGTATAGCACCATTGTTATGGAAATTTCCTGGTAAAGAAGTTGGTCCTACAGGAAGACCTGAAAATCAAGAAAGACCATATGAAGGAGATCTTATATATTTTCCTCTAAGAGATATAATATTTGAAATCAAATATGTAAATGATCTTGTAGAATTTTATCAGTTACAAAAAAATTATACTTACAGGTTGACTCTAGAACCATTTGAGTATTCAGACGAAACAATCAATACTGGTATTGATGCTATTGATGATGATTTTGAAACTGCTGGTTACAACGTGACCATGACATTAGGTGATGAGGGTAATAGAGCAACTGCATTTACAACACTTACGAATGGCGGTATATTTAAGATTGATATTATCAATGGTGGATCAGGATTTACAAATGCACCTACAGTTTTAATTGAACCTCCTGTAGGATCAGGACATGCTGCAAAAGCAGTTGCTATTACAACTCATACTGGTACAAGAAACTTTAAGTCTTTAGCAGTATCCCGTGTTGAAATAACGGATCCTGGTGCTGGATATGTTGTGGGAATAGACAGTCCAACAATACAATTCCTATCTGAAGATGGAAAAGGATCTGGTGTAACAGCACAATCTGGTATTGGTACAGCAGGTGTAGTTGGTATTGTAACTATGTCATTTACTGGATCTGGATATGCTACACCACCAACCATCACATTTGACGAACCAGATACAGGAGGAACAAGAACAACTGGAACCACAAAACTATCTGCAGATGGTAAGATAGCAAGTGTTCATATTACCAATGCTGGTTATGGATATACCGTTGTGCCTACAGTAACGATAGGTGCAGCGTCTACCGTAGGTAGTGGCACATTCTTGTATGGTGAGATGATTACTGGTCAATCAAGTCTTACCACTGCATTTGTTTCTAAATGGGACACATCTACCAATACGTTACTTGCTAAACATCTTTCTGGTGAGTTTGCTGTTGGTGAGATTATATCTAACGTTGGATTTGGATCTGCACAATACGTTCTAAATAACATCAACTATGATGACGACGATTCTTACAATACTGGAGACACTATTGAAGTACGTTCCGATACATCAGTTCTAGACTTTACAGAAAGAAATCCGTTTGGTGAAGTATAATGGTAGGTAATTATTTTTACAATGAGACTATAAGAAAAACAGTTATTGCTTTTGGCACTCTGTTTAATAACATCACAATCAAAAAGTTTGCTGGTGATGGTAAGGCTGTTAGTATGGTTAAGGTTCCTATTGCATACGGACCGATGCAAAGATTTTTAGCAAGAATTGAACAACAGCAAAATTTTGATGACAATATAGCACTTACTTTACCTAGAATTTCATTTGAGTTAACATCATATACTTACGACGTTTCTCGTAAAGCATCACCAATAACAAAATTTACTGCCAAAACTCCTACATCAAAAACAAAACATAAGAAATTGTTTTTACCTGTACCGTATGATATTGGATTTAGATTGAGTTTTGCAACCAAACTTCAAGATGATGCTTTGCAAATTGTAGAACAAATACTTCCATTTTTTCAACCTTCATATAATGTAACAGTTAATATGTTAGAGGGTATAGAAGAAAAACGAGATATACCATACACACTAAGAAATATTTCTTTTAGTGATGAGTA